TTGAAGTTCTTTTTTAAACTTTGGTGAATACGTCTTTAATGCTCTATTATACAATTGCTTGTATTGAGGGGTCACTATTTAAGTGTTAAAAGGTAAAGAGTTTCAGCTATTAATTCAGCTATTCCGTCTATTTGATTTTGTATCCAAGATTCTTGGAATGTTACCATTCTTTCAGTTTGAACTTCTGTATATAATGCTTGAAAGTATGCAATAACTTGCTCAACGCTTTGATAATCTATTGGGTTAACTAATTCATATCCCATTGGTCTACCATAAATACCACTTACGCTTTCTACTAAGCCATCTACTAAACCTACTATAGATGAATAATAATTATCCATAGCCTTATGGCAAGAGAATGAAGTAGTTTGATGATGAAATACAATAGCTTGTTCGTTAGATTGCTTTAAGCAATAAACTAAGTCTACAAAATTATCCATTGGAGTATCTTCCATTGGTTCGTTTTCAACAGGTTCAGCACCCATTATAGGGGTTTCAGTTGAAGACATTTCTACATCACTAAAGGCTTTCAATTCTTTGTATTGTGCTTCTAATTGGCTGATTTGTTTTTCTAAATCGTTTATCATTATTTATTATTTAAAAGGTCGTTAAGATTCTTTGGTGCTTCCATTGGTTGGAATGTATCTAATGCTTGTAAATTACTAGGGATATATATTTTACTTAATTCATCTCTTAATTCATCAGGAACGTGAATACCCATTTCCTCATATTTTTGAATAGGAGTTAACCACCAAGCTTTATCTAACCAATCAACTTGTTGTACTTTATTAGCTTCAAGTTCTTGGTAAACAGTTAAATCGTAATCAATAAATATATCTTGTTGGTTTGCATATCCCCAATCTGTATGAAGTTTCTTATTAAAGTCATCTCTTATTTCATTCAACAAAGGAATAGCACAACGTAATGTTAATGCCTTTTCGCCTTCTTGTTGATTATTAAAAGTTTTGTTTTGAGCATCGTTCATCAATTGGCTAGGTACTCCGTAAACATTACAAAGGGAAACCATATCCCACTTTTCACTTTCAAGGATGCCTAATTCAACAGGACTTAACCCAATTTCTTTCCAATCTACTTTATATCCTGAAACTGCAATTTGATTGTAGTTTGAGGAACCTGCTTTTTCACTAACTGATTTCTTTAATGCTGCTGCTTGTTCGCCACCACTTATTGGGTCGAATCTATCGTCGTTCATAAACAATACTCCAGCAGGTCCACCATTTTGAAATGCAGATACTGCTGCGGTTTTCGCTTCGTTCGAACGTGTTAAAGTCCGTGATGCAGCTTTGAGTGGACTTTGCCCATAAAGTTGGTTGCCCGTAATATTCCATTGTGGGTTAAAATATTTATCGTGTAAAATTTCTTCTCTTTTAAATGACCAAAGTTTACCAAAATATAATTGATACCCTGCAACAACAGGAGGGAATACCTCTACGTTTGCTATAATAGCCATATATTGAGCAGGAAGTACATTAATCGTTAAAGGCTTACCCATATTGGCACCACCTTCAATAAGACGACCATAAACAAAACTATTACCTGTAACTAATTTAAATGCACACCATTGTTCAACAACATCTGCCCAAGAATCTTCTTCGTTAGGATGTTTAAGCAATTCATTTAATCTTTGGTCGCCTGTATATTCTTCAAATGCTTTGCTTCTTAATTCCAAAACATCTTTCCAATTCTTTATCTTTTCAGGTTGGCTCATTAAAGCCTTATATTTTTTAGCTGCTGTTTCATTAATAACTTTAAAAACACCGAAAGGAGCAAGTTTTGCTTTATCGGTAATAAGTCTAACAATTGAATAAACTATATCATTACCAACATATCCATCATTAACAAAAGATTGTGCATCTGCACCTTGCCAAGTTACTATCCCTCTATTTATTGCAACACTTGAACCTAAAGGACCAGTCATTGGTAGAACAGATTGCAAAGGTTTAACGGCAGAAATTTTTTTCTTGGAGAAAACATCCCAAATAGCCATATTATTAATATTTAGTCAAAGTTAGTTATTTTATACTAAAATACAGAGACAACAAATTTTGGAGTATATTCAAAGAACATTCTCATAGCAAGACAATCACTAAAATCTGGTGAACGACCTATTGCAGCCTTGACTTTATCCTTTGGTATTATTCCTTTACTTGAATCGTTATCAACGTATTTTTGTTTTACTTGTTCCAATTCCTCAATTATCATTTGCTTTTGTTTACCGTCAGCATTGATATATAATTTGCTATCATTTATTAATTCTGCAAGTTTATAATAGCATTGTGATTTAAGATTGTCAAAGTTTTCCTTAGCGTGGCTTATTGGGTTCTTTAAAGCTGAACTATTATTTACAAATCCTTTACATCTTAGAATATCAACTACCCCACCACCTACTCCATCTTCATCTACCACAATATTGGAATAAGGTACTTTATGCTCTAATGCAAAGTTCTTTATAAGTTCAGCAACTTCAACAACCGATTTACCATTAAACTGATAAAGTTTAACACGCATTCCACTCCATATCCCAATGACAGTACTATCAGAGCCAAAACGTGCCACATCGCAAGTAATATGAGAAGTACCACTAGGCACAAAGTCATTCCTAAATGAATCAAGTATTTTTTCATAGTCTATTAATTGTGCAGGGTCGCTTGAATATTCCCAGTTACCAAATAGCAATCTTTCTTTGCTAACCTTATCTAAAGTTAAAAGGTTTTCTTTGTAGTGCTTAGATATGTAAGGATTATCATCTATTAATGAGGCTATAAATCTTTTATTATTGTCAATGCTTCCATCTTGTTGGGGTTTGTAGAACTCCGAGTAAGCCCAATTTTTTGCTGGGTTACAAGTGTAAAGAATCTTAGGCACTAAATCGTTTTGGTCCAACTGAAATCTTATCCTTGATTTAATAATATTTCTTGCTTTGTCATCTACTTGATTTGCTTCATCTATAAACGCATCGGTAATCTCTAGTGAACCTAATTCATCAAAGTTTGGGTCGGAAGGATAAGAGTAAAGGTCTTTAAGTAGGATAGTAGAACCATTAGGAAATTCAATTTGGCTTGATTGTCCGTTAAACTTATAATGTTTATTAGTTTCAAGTCCTTGCATTTTAGCTATCTGAAAGAACGAAACAAGGGTGGTTTCTTTTAGGGTTTTTAATACGGCTCTCCCAATTAGTCCTCTAGTATTGGGATATTTCAATCGCATCTTTAATTGCCAATAGCATCCAAGTGCAGTTTTACCACCACCTGCTCCGCCTCCAAATAGTATTTCATTTGTTGTTTTATCTTCTAATAAGTCAAGAGCAATAGTTTGCTTTATGGATAATTCCATTATAGGCTTCCTTTGTTTTCAACGTAAGTTTTCTTTTCCTCCCAAGTAATATTTAAACCGCCGCTTAATTCTATTTCGTTCGTTTGCTTGGCTCTACCCTCCAATCTATCAAGTATTTCCTGGTAAGCCCTTAAGTCCCCCTTAAATGCCTTTTGTAGTACCATTAGGTCTAATTGCTCTGCCACAGTAAATTCTTCTTTCTCTCCTGTAATTGGGTTGGTCTTTACTTGCACTAATTCTAATAATCTTAGTAATCTAGTCTTGCTATTAGGAACTCCTTTTGGGCGACCTGGTCCACCTGGCTTCCCTTTCTCAAATGGTGTTAAATTTTGTTCGTTAGCCATAATCTCACTTTTTTCTCACTTTTTACAAAGTTACTCCGTTCTTCTTGATTATCAATGATGGGTCTAGTTTACGCATTCTATCTACAATAACTTGGCAGTAATCTGGACTCATTTCTATTCCATAACATACCTTTTGTTTTTGTTGAGCAGCTACCATTATTGAACCACTACCTAAAAACCCATCATAAATAATTTTACCTTTTATATGGTCATCAATTATTTCACTTAGCATTCTAATTGGCTTTTGAGTTGGATGTACTCTTTTTTCTTTCTCTCCTTCTCTAATCATACCATTCCATAATTGGTCATAAATTCTAATTGGAGTATGAAAGCTACACCAAGCCATTTCTCCATCTGCAAATGTATTTCTTATATCAGTACCAGCTCTTTTATTCCATACTAACCAACCATCACTAAAAGGCAAAAAATTAGTAAAATAATTACCCCCCCAAATTATAAAATCATTCATTCCTAAACTTATACAAGTTTGATAAAATTCTTGTGCAACATCTTTTGTTTCATCATTTGCAATTGGTTTATATTGACCTTTTTTTGCTATACCAAAATCAGCACCAACCATATCATTTTTAACAACGCTAATACCATAAGGAGGGTCAGTAAATACCATATCAGCCTTTTGTCCGTTCATTAACTTTGCCACTTGGTCGCTGTCTGTACTATCTCCACAAAGCAATCTATGTTCGCCTATCTCAAATAAATCCCCTAAGACTATATCCGTTTCAATGCCCCCCTCTGGAGCTGCAAAGTTATCTTCTTGTGCCTCTAAGACTTCTGCATCAAAGTTTGGTATATCTAAACCCCATTCGGTTAGTTCTAAGGCATCCCAATTATTAGCTAGGTCATCCCAATCCCACTCTCCATAGCCTACATTATCTTTTACAATAAATTCTTTCTTCTTTTCTTCGGTAAGGTTATTAGCGTGAATTACAGGGACATCGGTTAACCCAGCTTCTAAACAAGCCTTAAGCCTCATATTGCCACCAAGCACCATATTGTTCTCATCTATTACAATAGGTCTAAGTTCAAGCATTTGGGGGAAATCCTGAATAGACTTTACAAGTTGCTTAAACTTATGATCTTTAATTAATCTAGGGTTGTTTGGGTTTGATTTAATTTCTGTTATTAGCATTTTCCTTGTCTGTTATATGGTTTAGTTGATTTGTCTTTAGGACCAGAGTTCTTTTTGTATTTCCCTTTCTTTCTGCTGCCAAAGGAAACTTTGCCACTAGGATTTAGTTTAGCCATTATTTATACTTTTCTATTATGTAGTTTAATTCTGTCCTTGACCATTTCTTAATTAGCCTATGTTGACTTTCTAATTGCATAACCATTCTTTCGCCTATTTTATCTATAAGGTTCTTTCGGTAGCCTATTAGATGGAATTGGTCAAAGCCATTGCAAGACTTACATTCTCCGTTTACATTGTATTCATCAAATCTTAATGCAGAACTTCCTTTGACTGGAACATAATGCCCAGCATCCATAACTTCGTGTCCTTTAACTTGACCGCAAGAAATACAAGTAAAAAATCCGTCTTGTGAATCCCTTGTACGTATATATCGGTTAAATATTGTTTGAGCCTTTGCCGTTAATTTAGGAATCGTAGGTAGTGCCATAATGCAAAACTAAGTTACTTTTTGATACGAAACGTTATTTTTCGGT